TTCTGCACCTATAGCAATTGGTGTTGGCGCACTTTCCCAGTTACCGGAAGAGACTGGTGTTAAATAGATCTTCCTTCCCATCTCTGATCTCTAAAGGAGGCAAAAAGATGAAGATGTACGGCAAAAAGAAAAAGCCTATGCTTAAAAAGAAAAAGCCTATGCTTAAAAAGAAGAAGATTGTAACAAAAGGTAGTTACTAATGGACGACAAAACAGAAAATGTTGTTGAGGTTAATGTTACTGGAGTCAGCGGAAAAATAGGAGTAAGCGATGACAGTGCCCGACCTTCTGAAGACGATAAAGGAGACTCTTCGAAATCAGAAAACGACAATAGCGAATGATATGGTTGAGGGTCGCATGAGCGATCTTCTAGCCTATCATAGAAACGTCGGTGTGGCAGAGGGCTTAGAGCAAGCCTGTGAGATCATCGACGATATGTTGAAAAAACTTAATGAAGGAGACGAATAATCATGACTCGTCAACATGTTGATAAAATAATTGTTGATGATGAGAGCGAATCTAAAATTGGTTCTCATCAACTTCCCACCCCCATTGGCTGGAAAGTTTTAGTCCAGCCAGCTCAGGTAAAGAAAAAAACAAAAGGTGGCGTTCTGCTTCCTTCTCAGTCTCAAGATGCTGAGGAATATCTGACAGCTAACGGCACTCTGCTTTCTTTAGGGCAGCTTGCTTATCGTGATAGAGACACAGGCCAATCATGGAAAGGCCAATGGCCCAAAGCTGGTGACCATATAACTTATGGAAAATATGCTGGGCAAAAAGTTGTCATAAACGAAGTTAAACTTCTGCTGCTTAATGATGATGAGATTACATCAATCATTCCTAAGGGCGTTAGTTTAAGCTCATACGTTAGTTAAGGGGAATATTATGGAAGAAGAAGAAAGCAACGAGGCTCTTGAGCAAGTTCAAAAAGAGATTGATGAAACAATTAAACAGGCTGGCAAAGAAGATTTTGAGATTGAAATTGTTGAAGATGCTCTTGAGCCAGAGCAAAAGGCTGAGGCTGAACAAGAGCCTGAGACAGAGCCTGAATATGGAGAGAAGGTCCAGCGAAGGATTAAAAAACTTGTAGATCAACGCCGAGAGGCAGAGCTGCAAGCTCGTGGATTTCAAGAGCAAACGGCACAACTTCAGTCTCGTCTTGAGCGTCTTGAAAAGGGAACTGAAAATTCTGCTCGCCATCAGGCAGAAAGTGATTTCCAGTCTCGTTATCAGGAAACACGATCTGCTCTTGCAAAGGCCGTTGAAGAAGGTGACACTGAAAACCAGCTTCAATTTACAGAGCAGTTGGCAGACATGCGTGCCGCTATTCGTATTGCTGAACTTCAAAAATCCCAAGCCGCCCAACAAGCGTCTTCGCCAACAGTTGGCAGGGCACAACAGGCGGCACAAGCTCCAGCTCCAAAAAAAGCAATGGACTGGTGGCAGAAAAATCGTTGGTTTAATTCCTCTGGATTTGAACGAGAAACAGCTGCAGCTCGTGCAATTGATGTCCAATTAGACATTGAAGGATTTGATAAAGATTCAGAAAATTACTACGAGGCTTTGAATAAGCGTTTACGAAATGTTTTTCCTGAGCTAAACTCGGATCGTGAACCTACTAAGGCAAGACCAAAAAGCAGATCTCCAGTAGCACCAACTGCAGGTGGGTCGTCTTATAAGGGGAACCGGGTTCGGCTCTCTAAAGATCAATTGAGAATGGCCAGAGAGCTTGGTATTACTGATGAAGCTGGTCTTAAAATTTATGAGGCCGAAGTTCGTCGGCAAAAAATATCAAACTGATGCCATACAGGAGATAAAATTATGTCTAAAAATCGTAATGTTAGAGCAACCGAATCTAGATCTGAAGTCCGTGTTGAAGAGGCTCGTGCTGAAGCTACATGGAAACCACCCTCGCTGTTGGATGCACCGGAATCTCGTCCCGGTATGGTTCAGCGGTGGATAGCTACCTCGATTCAGGGTAGGGAGACGCCAGATAATGTGTACAAACGTATGCGTGCTGGTTGGAATCCTCGCCCCGCAGACTCGGTGAAAGATAAGAGATACCCAACTATCAATCACGGGCAGTGGGCAGGTTCAATTGGAGTTGAAGGCATGATCCTTTGTGAGATGCCTGAAGATTCATTTGCCTCCATGAAAGACTACTATCGTGGTCGGAGTGAAGAGCAGAACGAATCAATTCCGGGTGAGCTTGATGCAATAGGAAGAAGTGGAGGGCTACCAATCCAACAGGAGCGGAGTTCTACCACAAGCCGTGGTCGGGATGTCTCGGCTATGGATGATTAACCAACTCTATGGAGTGAATAAAAATGGCAAATACTGATGCTGCCTTCGGGTTCGTCCCGGTTCGCCACATGAGTGGTAATGCACCCCGTGCTAACCAATACACCATTACTTCGGAGCTTGCAGAAAACATCTTTACAGGTGACCTCTGCATTCTTACCTCCGGTGGTGTTGTTACTCCTCACACAGCTACTGAGGTGAACAACATTGGTGTATTTGCGGGTGTATCTTATACCGCGAGTGATGGCTCTTACATTTACAGTGAATACTGGCCTACAGGTACAGCTGCTACGAATATCGTGGCTTATATCTACGATGACCCGTACACTGTATTTAAAGTCCAGTCCGCTGGCACCCCTGCTCAAACAAATGTCGGCAACTGTGCTGATGTTGTTGCAGGTGCTGGTTCAACAATAACAGGCCAATCTGGCTTTGAATTGAGTGGAACGATGGCCGCAGGAATTGCTTCCTGTAAAATCATTGCGCTTTACGAAACTCCAGACAATGCCTTCGGCGCAAATGCTGTCATGGAGGTGACCATTAATGAACACCTCTTAGGCACAAATGTCGCTGGCGTATAGGAGGAATGAACAATGGCTATGAATAGAGCACAATTTGCAAAAATGCTCGAGCCGGGTCTTAACACCCTCTTTGGCCTCGAGTATGACAGCTACCCAGCAGAATACGTTCCGGTGTTTTCTGCCAACACCTCCCAGAAAGCGTATGAAGAAGACGTTTTGTTGGAAGGCTTTGGACTTGCTCCTGTGAAAGGAGAAGGTGCTTCGGTTTCTTATGATGCGGCATCCCAACAATGGACTGCTCGTTATCAGCATGAAACCATCGCTCTTGCTTTCTCGATTACAGAAGAAGCTGAAGAAGATGGACAGTATGGTTCCATCGCCTCTCGTTACACCAAAGCTCTCGCTCGTTCGATGTCTTCGACGAAAGAGATTAAAGCTTCAAATGTCCTTAATGATGCTTTTTCTGGCTCTGGTGTTCTTGGTGGTGACGGCAAAACCCTTTGTGCAACTGATCACCCTTCTCGTTCGGGAAGTCAGTCAAATGCATTGGCGACTGCTGCTGATCTGTCTGAGACTTCTCTCGAGCAGATCCTTATCCAGATTGCTGACATGAAAGACGATCGCGGTCTCCGCATCGCCGCTCAGGGCACAATGCTGGTTATCCCAACTGCCTACACGTTTGTGGCAGAAAGGTTGCTTGAGTCTCAGCTCCGCACAGGAACTGCAGACAACGACATTAATGCGATTCGCCAAGGCGGCTATTTGCCAAAAGGCTATCATGTTATGCGTCGTCTAACCGATTCTGATTCATTCTTCATTACTACGGATGTTCCAGATGGCCTCAAGCACTTCCAACGCTCTCCTCTTAAAAAGGGCATGGAAGGCGACTTTGAAACAGGCAATGTTCGCTACAAAGTTCGTGAGCGTTATTCTTTCGGTTTCACCGATTGGCGTGGCGTTTTCGGCACTGGTGGTGCTGCCTAATAATTGTGGGGAGAGGGGTTTTCTCTCTCCCCATTTTATCCTGACAGCTTCGGCTGACTTAACCCAGACAGGAGATTGAAATGGGTACTACAACTTTTAGCGGCCCAGTCCGTTCCGAGAATAATTTTGACATAGTAAGCAAAGAAGCAGCCACAGGGCTTATTCAAAATCGAACAGTTTATGGTGGTGGTGCCTTTGATACTCGTAGGTATTATGCCACACAGTATTTCGACACTGGCCTTCCTAAACTTTCGAGTTATCTATCTGGTTCTGAAACTAAAGACTTTGGAAGCATTGCTGATGGCAATGAGTTAACTGAAGATGTAGCAGTTGTTGGTGCAGTATTTGGTGATTTTGCTGTCGCATCAATGAGCATCGATGTACTTGATCTTATGATTACAGCTTCAGTTACTGCAGCAAATGTTGTTACAGTAGTAGTTGCAAACAACACTGGCGGCTCAATTGACCTTGGCTCAGGAACTCTTTTTGCAAGAGCAATTCCTAAAGCCTTTATGCCAAATAATGGGGCTGACCCTCACTTCATGGGCATTGGCACAAGCTTAACTTCTGCCCTTATTACTCGAAATGCAACACGAGGCGGCATTATTGCAACAACAGCTGGTGCTGATCAAGACCAAGCAATTATTTGCCCGAACAGCGGAACTGCTGAAACTTATTGGGCAGACACTTTATGGGGAACTGAAAACAAGCTTGATTGGGAATGTTCAATTAGCCTTCCAGCTATTGATAACCAAAAAGTTTGGGCTGGCCTCAAGTTGACCAATGATCAGCTTGTCGCAACAGACGCTAACCAAGCATACTTTAAATTTCAGACAGATGCCACAAACTCTGAGGTTTTCACTGATTTTACTGTATGGCATTTTGTACACAGCATTGGTGGCACTGATTTCATTAGTGCATTGCCAATTACAGTTGAAGCTGAAACAGAATATCATTTCCGAATTCAGATCAATGCTGCTCGTGAAGCGGCGATCTTTGTGAATGGTGTTCAGTACGATGTAACAACCACTTCTGGCTCCACAGGGGGAACTGCTGTTGCATCAGGCACAACAAGGACGACTGCATTGACAAATAATGTAGACTTCATTCCTTTCATCGGTATTGAAGCTGGTGCTGGTGCAGCTGAGGCTCTTAATGTTCATTATACGACAATTAGTCGTGAAATTTTTGAAAGCTCTTAATATTGTAATTGTCGCAGGGGCTTCGGCCCCTGCTTCAAAAGGAGTAAGCTAGTGGCTGATTTAAAAAAAGTAGTAAAAATTATAGACAACCCAAGAGAGTGTGTTTTCTCTTTTCAGTATCAGTATGTAGATACAGGCGATGAAAGCGCAGTTAATAAAATTGATGTGTCTGGCTTAGAAAAAAGCGCGAATGGTGATAGTTGCAGTGGAGTTAGAATTGCTGAGTGTTGGTGGGTAATCAAAGGCATGACAACAGAAATTCTTGCTGATGCTGATACAGATATAATAGTTTTACACCTTGATGAAAATCAATCCGGTTATCAAGATTTTTCTGTATTCGGCGGCTTGCCAACAACTTCTTCTTATGGAGCAAACGGAACTGGTGATGTCGACTTCACGACAACAGGTGCTGGTGCTGCTGGCGATGCTTACCAGATTGTTATTCGGGCAATTAAGCAATATTAGGAGAGCTTGATGGCAACTTCAGGAACAGTAGCATTCAGGCTAGATGTTGAGCAGATAATCTCTGAAGCATATGAGCGTTGCGGAATTGACAATGAAACTCGCACAGGATATCAGGCGGTATCTGCCAGAAGAAGTTTAAATCTACTATTTAGCGAGTTTGCTAACAGGGGAATAAACTACTGGTCTGTCAAAACCGACACACTAAATTTGGTTAATGGGCAGACAACTCCTTATACTTTGCCAGAAGGCACAATTGATCTTATTGACGTTGTTATTCGGGACACTTCAGGCGGTAGCACAACAGACACTTCTGTTGAGAGAATAAGTATTGCTGATTATAACCAGATCCCAAACAAAACTTCGAGTGGGAAGCCAAGCCAGTACATGCTTGATAAACAATACACCCCAGAAATTTATGTTTGGCAGATCCCTGACAGTACCAATTACAGTCTTGTTTACTGGTCAATAAATCAACTCGAGGATATTAGTGCGAGCAATCAAGAGGCAGATGTGCCATATCGTTGGTCGGATTGCATATGCTCAGGGCTTGCTAGCAAGCTCGCAATGAAATTTGCTCCAGATCGTTTTCAGCTTCTTGATCAAGTTTACGAGAAGTCTTTTGAATTCGCGTCAATTACAGACAATGATGGGGTGACAATGAGAGTACGGCCAACAGGAATGAGTCTTTATTAATGGCAGCCCGTCGCGCAACTGGGAAAAAATCTCAGGCTATAAGTGATCAGTCTGGGTTTAAAGTTCCTTATCCATCCCTCAAGACAACTTGGGAGGGGTATCGTGTTGAGCCTGAAGAGTGGGAGCCAAAACACCCACAACTAACACCTGCTAAAAATGTCATTGATGCAACAGCTCTTTTCCAGCCCCGTCCTGACAATGACGAAGAAGTAACTGCTTTTTATGTTGGGTTTAATTATGACATTTTCGCAGACCGCAGAACAATTCCAAATATGCCCCACGGCGTTGGAAGCGTAGCTTCTCTTAATTTTACAAATTTTCAGACTGGCCCTGAAGCAACTGGAGTTGCTGGCACAGGCAACACTGGAATTGAAGGATTTGCTGTTGAGGTTACTGGGGTGTCGGGCAATGGCAGCACAGGTGCTGTTGGCGTTGAGGCTCTTGAAGTTTCTATCTCTGAAGCCGGAGTTGCTGGCACAGGTTCTGTTGGTGCTGAAGTTCCTGAAGCGTCAATTACCGAAGCTGGAGTTGCTGGCACAGGTGCTGTTGGAAATGAAAGTATTTCTATTACTGGTTGGGGCCAATCAACATGGGGCAGTGGCGTTTGGGGTGATGAGTAATGAATTACACAACATTAGTTAGCAACATACAAAGCTTTATGGAAGATGACGGCACAGAATTTGTTGCGGCAATTCCAACAATAATAACCCAAGCTGAAGAAATGATATTTCAAAGGCTGCCTAATCTTCCATGCTTTAGATCTTTATCAACTGGAAATTTAGTCCAAGGAACCGTCGATTATACAGTAGCCAATGCTAGAATGATTAGGCAGGTTTCAATTACAGTTTTAAATGTTCAGTCTTATCTTAATCACCGAGTTGATTCTTATCTAAGAGACTACTGGCCCAACTCAACTCTTCAGGGAACTCCTGAGATGTATAGCACAAAAAATGCTACACCATCAGGAACTATAATAACTTTGGCACCAACACCATCTGCCGCAATACCATTTCAAGTAGATTTTATTGCACCAGAAACAGGCTTATCTTCTGGAAATGCAAATAGTTGGGTTGGAGACCATGCAGATAATGTTTTACTTTCTGCTTGTCTTTATGAAAGTTCTGCTTTCTTAAAAGCACCAGAGACGTTAAATTTATACAAAGGGCAGTTTGACGAGGCCATCCAGCTATTTCAGCAGGAAATGGCAAGAGACTATACGGCCGAATACAATGGAGGTATCTAATGGCGATTTCACAAGCGATGTGCACCCAGTTTAAAAGAGATGTTATGCTTGGGCTGCATGATTTAGACAGCGACACAATAAAAATTGCACTTTTTACAAGCTCTGCTTCTTTAGGCGCAGGAACAACTGTTTATGCAAGTAGTGGGATTAACGAGGTTGCGAATGGCAATGGCTACACAACTGGTGGTGAAACTCTTGCAAGTGCCTCTGTTATCACAAACGGCACTAGTGGTTGTTTTGACTCAAATGATCCAACTTGGACCTCGGCAACATTTACTGCTCGAGGGGCAATGATTTATAACGATACTGAAAGTGATTTGGCAATTGCTATTCTAGATTTCGGTGGTGATTTTACTGTTGCTGGCGGTACATTTAAAATAATTTTCCCAGCACAAACAGCGTCAAATGCAATAATTAGAATTGATTGAGGTTTAGGCGATGGCTAGTACATATGTAAATAACCTCCGTCTGGAGGAGATGGCAAACGGGGAAAACTCTGGAACTTGGGGCACAAAAACTAATGTCAATCTAGAGCTAATTGGCCAATCCACTGCTTTTGGCACAAGAGCAATCGCTGATGCCTCCACTGACAATATAACAATTGGAGATGGGGTGGCTGATGCAGACAGGTGTTTAGGTTTAAAATTAACTGGCGGCGGTCAAGCATGCACAGTTACTCTTCTTCCAAACACAAGCTCAAAAACTTGGTTCATGTATAATGCAACAAGTTACACGCTGACGTTTACTTGTGGCAGTGGTGCAAATGTTGCAATTCCTGCAGGGCAAACAAAAGTGATTGCAACGGATGGCCTCGGTGGTGGCGGTGTTGTTCATGATTTGCTGACAGCTGTTTCTACAGCTGGAGACTTAAATGTCGCTGGAGACATAATAACTGCTAGTACTTTGCAAGCCACAGGCGACACTGCTGCTGGTGATGACGCTGCTATCGGCTACACCGCCGCCGAAGGATTGATTCTTACAGGCCAAGGCTCTACCAACGACGTTACAATTAAGAACGATGCTGACGCTGATGTTTTAGAGATCCCAACGGGAACGGTTAATGTTGATGTGGTTGGTGATATAACGGCAGGAGCAACTTTAAATGCCGCCGGAGACACCGCTGCCGGAGACGATGCTGCAATAGGTTACACCACCGCCGAAGGCCTTATTCTTACAGGGCAAGGCTCTACTAATGATGTGACCATCAAAAACGATGCTGACGCTGACGTTATAGAAATTCCCACTGGAACGGTTAATGTTACCTTTGCTGGAGATATTACCCTTGCCGGAGATGTCACCACTGCATCAAATGCTGATGTAGACATCAACCCGAACGGCACAGGAAATGTTGTTTTAAAAACTGATTTAGTCAGTGTTGGTGGCGGTTCTGAGGTTGGACATGTTTCGAGTAATGGCTCACAAGACATGAAGATCAGCTCTAACTCTGGTACAAATTCTGGCACAATTATAATTACAGATGCTGCGAATGGAGCCATTACTCTTGCTCCAAATGGAACAGGCATAGTTGACGTTCAAGGCTCAATGAACTCGTCAATTTCAACTACGGGCAAATCATTGGTATTTGGATTTTAAAAGGAAAAAATTATGGCAAGTGAAATTCTTTCATACTCTTTAACGGCTGGTGTGTCTAATAGCGAAAGTGTACTTATCAACGGCGTAGATGGACACACTTATACGATCATTTCTGTTATCGTCACAGAGACGGCGGCTGCGGCAGAAACTTTTGATCTTTACATTGATGAAAATGGTGGCGGCACAGATTTTGAATTGCTTTCAGACCAAGCTCTGGGGGCGAATGAAACTTTTGTTTTGAACGATAGGTTTGTGATAACAGATACGGATCATTTATGTATTGCAACTGCAAGCAGTGCAAATGTTGATGTGGTCGTTAGCTTCTTAGATCAGACGAGGTAGGTAAAATGACAGGTATTATTGGGAACAACCCCACACGCGAGAGTGGTTTAGTAATTCCAGCCGCTGGCGGTGGTAAGTTATTGGCGATTTACTACGACACTATCGGCCAAAGGCAGGTAACCACCAGCTACACCCCAGTCGATGTAACCAATTTAGCGATTACTCTCACACCTGCCTCGGCTGACAGCAAGTTCCTAATTCACTCTGATTTAAAGGGTGGTAGTGATAGCTACACTCTAAACAGCTTAATTGTAAGAACAATTTCTGGAGGCTCTGCGGCCTTCATCGGTCTAGGCGATACAACCGGCAAATCCAATAGTTTTGGAACGGGTGGTAGTTCGATGTATGCCAATTTGAATGAGGGGAACCCCGGCTGTGTGCAGACCTTCCTCGATAGCCCAGACACAACAAGTGAAATTGTCTATAAAATGCAAATGAAGACTGGTCAAGGTGGAAATTCCTGTGCGCTTCACACCAAGGCTTCAGACGTTGCTGGTAATAGTGTGACCAATTCCAGCCTAACCATTTATGAAATAGGAGCTTAACGATGGCTATTTTTAATCAGGAGAATATCCATCTTGCATTTCAGCATTTGCTGCCTTTATCAGAATATCACCTGTTCTCAGATGATTACAGTGACGTGGAATGGATGGATAGTCGAACTCAGCCAACTAAAGCCGCAGTGAATACAGCTATACCTTTGGCGATTGCGGCTGAGAAGTGGATAGAGGTTAGAGCAGAAAGAGACAAAAAATTATCTGCATCCGACTGGATGGCTTTGCCAGATAGTCCAGCTATCTCAGATTCGTGGGCAGAGTATCGCCAAGCGTTGCGGAATGTTGGGAATCAGTCTGACCCAGAAAACATTACTTGGCCCACAGAACCTAGTTAGGTGACTAATGACTAAAGTCAAAGATGTAGAGTCTAAATTAAATACACACGAAGCTGTTTGCGCTGAACGATGGAAAGAAACCATTGAGCGCATAAAACGCCTCGAGCTAGTGATGCTCACCGCCGCTGGTTCTCTTATTCTGATGATGGCAGGGATGCTCTGGAAAATATAAACAAATGCTGTACGACCATTATGAAGAGGCTGCATATGATTGGATTTGGGGACCATATTTTAAGCCTGAAGAGATTGCTTGCAAAGGCACTAATGAGTTGCTGGTCAATCCTAATGGACTTCATGTTCTGGTTAGAGCGAGGATTTTGGCAGATAAGGCGTTCAAGATTAATAGCGCATATAGGTCAAGGCTTCACAACGCTAAAGTCGGCGGCGCACCATTGTCAGCGCATCGTAGCGGGATTGCTTTCGACATCTCACTTAGAGGACATGACCGGAAGCAACTTTTACAACAGTGTAAGCAAGCGGGATTTAAAAGTTTTGGAAAGTACAAGAGTTTCCTCCACGTTGACACACGCCCCGGAAGAACTTGGGGAAAATGGTAAAGGATTAAAAAATGTTTGGAATGATCTCATCTGTGCTAACTGGTGGCGCAACTGGTTTAATTGGCAGTCTCTTAACAAAAGGTATAGGAATATTCGAGGCTGGTCAGAAAAGGAAGGATCGGCAGCTAGAGTACGAACAAGAGTTGAAGCTGCTCGACAGACAGGCTGCTCTGAAGACAGCTGAGACTGAAAACGAATTAGCTATTGTTAATGCCGAGACAGCCGCCAGTCTTCGAGAAGCATCCTATTCGCACGACACTTCGATGGGCAAGCCCCATCGTTGGGTGGTGGATGTTCTGCGTCTGGTGCGCCCTGTCCTGACCGCAGGTTTAATGATTATGGTATTTGTAATTTATATGACTACAAACGATTTTGCCATGAAAGCTGGTATTATAGAGAGCGTTTTATTCGTTTTTTCATCCAGCACTACTTGGTGGTTTGGCGATAGAAGTTTGCAGAGCAAGAAGTAGGTAAAATGTATGGACCCAATTACCATAGGAGCAGGTCTTCTTGCGGCAAAACGCTTGTTAGAAGCGGCGTCTGAACTCAAAGACGTTGCTAGTGCGCTCGATAACATATTTAGCCTTACCAAAAAGGCAGAAAAAGCTAAGAAAGCAGCCGTTGCGGGTGATTCAAGTTACAAGTCTGTCATTGCAGATGTGGTAACTGAAAGAAATAATAAACAACTGCTGATCAATTTGTCAATTTCCGTGGATGACAAGTTCGGCTTTGGAACTTGGTCAGCTATTGAGGAAGAACATGAGCGGCGTATCGCCGTTGAAGAAGAGAACAAAGTAAAAGTAGCAAAGGACTTGAAGGCAAAAAAGAAGGCTGACAAGGAGTTTTATGACAAGGTTCTGTACTGGTTAGGAGAGTTTGGAAAGTTGCTTCTAGTTATGGCTATAAGCGGAGGTGCTGGATATGCAATCTGGATTAACAGATGCGTATCGGGGAATTGCTGACATGTCAAATTATTCTGTTGGCGTGTTTAACAAAGCTGTGAGGGAGAAGATCCGATCTGGAGAAGACTGGCATAATGAGATGGGTATCTCAGCGGAGTTTGAAAATGTTTTGTATTACGACATTGTAAATGCAGCTTCTATAGAAGAAGTTGAGCGGCGAGTGGAGAAGCAATTTCCAAAAAAATTAGGGTATGTTTTAGATTTTGTGCGCTTGATACCGAAGGAGGATTAAAATGGAGCTGACAACCTCACATGGGATTCAACTAGTTATTTTGCTCGCTGGAGTGGCAGGAGGATATGCTGTAGTTAAGTCAAACCTTAGCAGAGTTATGTCTGACCTTGCGGCGTTCCATAAAGCCCACGATGCATACAGGTCGAAATTTGATGACAGGCTTGATGCTGCTGAATCTGAAAGATCAGTAATCACGGCTCGAGTTAGCACTTTGGCCTCTATAAACTCTGTAGATAATTTAGCAGACTTAAACTCACGCCTTGCCCGTTTAGAAATGGGCCAAGAAATATTGTTTAAAGACATGGACAGGCAAAAATCACTTCACAGCGGGAAGCACCCTAAGCAGGATTAGAAAAATGCCCGTATTGATAATTGGCTTTCCTAGCCTTTTAAAATTAAGTAAAATAATAAAGCAACCGAGCGCACCAAGGATTTTTAATAATGCCACTTAATGTTGTTCAAATGAGTCCGGGGATTGTTAAAGACATAACAGAATATTCTGCTGGGAAAAATGGCCCTTTCTGGGTAGATGGCAATAATGTTCGTTTTAAAAACGGCTATGCAACAAAGATTGGTGGCTGGAAAAATGAAGCTATATTTGCTTTAGATGCCTCAGGCAACATAGACACAGGCACAGCAACTGCACTTACTGGTGCTCCACGGAAAATTCTTTTTTGGAGAGGGATAACTAGCGGCGAAGATTTTCTTTCTGTTGGCACACATAATCACCTTTATATAATAAACAACAATGGCCTTTACGATATAACTCCGACAATAACAACAGCAAGCCTAACTAACCCATTCACAACTGCTAGTGGAAGTGCTGTAGTAACTGTTGCTGACACAAGTCACGGTCAACAAGATGGCGATTTTGTTGCATTCACAGGAGCCTCAGCAGTAAACAACGTAGCCGCAAATACACTTAATCGTAAAGCTGGCTATCAAATAACTTTTGTGAATGCGAACAGCTATAAAATTACCACTCCAGACACTGCTAATGGATCTGGGGCTGGGGGTGGAAGTGTAACGGCTCTTTATCTTGTCGGGGTAGATGAAGAGCTAGGAACTCAAACTGCAGCTCCAGCTCTTGGCTGGGGATCGGGTGGCTGGGGAGAGAGTACTTGGGGCACCCCTAGAACAAGTGGGACAACAGGTGTTGTTATAGAGCAAACAAATTGGGCACTTTCTCTTTGGGGAGAGGACTTAGTTGCTTCTGTTCGGAATGGCCAAATATATTACTGGGATGCATCTGAGGGCTATGACAGGGCAGTCCTTGCCTCAAGCCTTACCGGGGCTTCTGATGTTCCCACTGTAAACCGAGTAACAATTGTTTCTTTTCCTGACAGGCATCTTGTCTCTGGCGGTTGTAATTTACTAGGAACCACGACAATTGACCCAATGCTTGTGCGCTGGTCAGACCAAGAAAATCCTGTTGATTGGACGCCAAGGGTTACAAACACAGCTGGCGACCAGCGGCTTGAGCTTGGAACTAAAATTGTTGCAATGATCCCAACTAGAGAAGAAATTTTTATATCGACTGACGAGGCTGTCTATGGAATGGCTTTTGTTGGGCCGCCTTTTGTGTTCTCCTTCCGGCTCGTAGGTGCAAACTGCGGAACTATTGGCATAAACACTATGATGAATGTTGATGGTGATGTTTACTGGATGGGGAAGTCAGACTTCTTCCTTTACAATGGCTCTGTTCAAGAGATCCCTTGCCCAGTTCAATTTTTTGTTTTTGGAAGAATGAACAAAGATCAATTTGATAAAAACTTTGCAGCTCACAATAAAGAGTTTAACGAGGTTTCTTGGTTTTATGTCAGCACAGACGCTGTTGGTGCAAACCCAGAGCCAGACTCTTACGTTACTTATAATTACCGAGACAAGGCATGGTCTATCGGGACAATCGATAGAAATTGTTGGTTTGATTCGTTTGGCTTTCGCAAAGTGCCATTTGCATTCTCAGCTAATGGTCTTCTGTACAACCATGAGGTCGGCGCAGACGACGATGGCTCTGCCCTGTCTGCATTTATAACAAGCTCACCTATGGAGATCTCTCCCACCGGAAATGACATCATGCTTGTTGATAAAATAATCCCAGATGTGGAGATCTCTGGGTCGTTGAGATGCACTGTTTTTTCTAAAAAATATCCAAACGACAGCACAATAACAAAAGGTCCGTTTACTCTTTCACAGAACACAGCTAAAATAAGTATGAGGTCTCGTGGGCGTCAAATGAGCTTAAAGCTAGAGAGCACAGGCACAGGAGACGCTTGGTTGCTTGGTGACTTCAGGGTGAATACCCGTCAGGATGGAATGAGATGAGTCTTTTTAGCGTAAGATTGCCGCAAGCTCCAAGCAATTGGTCAAAGGCTTGGGCTGATAGGTCATTTTCTACGATAGAGCTTTTAATGAGCCAGATAAGTGTCTCTGCTGAGGAGAATTCAAAACAAACCTCTGAGCGACAAGGCTGGTTTTTAGGTTAATGGCAAACGACTTTAAAAATGAAAAGGTTGATTTAACAACAACTAACGCCACAGTTCTTTATACAGCACCTGCGGCTAAAACTGCGGTGTTCAAGTCAATCCTCGTTTCAGAAGATACCGGAAATGCAGATACAATAACAGTTACAATTACAAATGCGGCGGCGGCAGTTTTTAGCCTTTTTAAAATAAAAGCTGTTGCGGCAAATACAACCATTGAGCTTTTAACACAGCCACTAGTTGTTGAGACTGGCGAAATAATTAAATTAACAGCTGCGACAGCCAACAGACTTCATGTTGTTGCAAGTTACATGGAGATAAGTTGATGGCAGATATTGCTCCAAATAGCGGTGCACTTTCCCTCCTTGGTGGTGCGCTCGACAATAATGAAGAGCCAGATCCTATTGCTCTTTATCAGCTTCAGGTTCAATCACCAGAGATCGGTGGTGGCCAAAAATTGCAGGATGTTTATGGAACATCTTCAATGCCTGTTTTTGAGTGGGTGAAGTCAATTCAAACAGGAGAGCGAACTTATAACCCGGCTGACTCGTTTGACCAGCAAAGAGCTGAGGAGTATCGGCAACTTCAACAAATCAACCCAGAGCTTCCTAAAATTCCGGGCATCGGTGATATTGCAAAAGGACTTGCCGCACCAATTGGAGGCTTTGTTGCTGAAAAAATTGCAACAGCTGCTCTTGATCCCCTTGTTGGAAAAGGGGTTGAAAATGTTCTCAGTGCGTCTGGCAAGGCAATTCTTCCAAATTTTGCAAAGGGCAGCACCACAGCTCTCCCAAGCCAAATTATTAGAGATGCAAATTCAGAATTTTTTTCTGCGATTAACTCATCATCTCTAACGCCAGAAATGAACCTTGGCAATAATGTTAGGTTTATTCCTGATCTTGCTAACCAACAAGCCGCAGTAGCAAGTGGACAAGAAGCCCTTTTCAATACATTAGCTGCAGATCCAATCGCAATTGCAAAACGACTTGGCAATCAAAATGTTTACACTAATACGGCTTTAAACAAAGCAGGTGGCTATAGTGGATCTGGAAGTGTTGTCAGTGCTAGTAATGTAAAAGATCTCGCCGGAGATAATACATATTTGTCCGGTGTTTCCGATGGTCTTTTCGGCCCACAATCAATGCAGACAACTTGGGGTCCAGCAGCTACTAATGCAGTTGTTCAATTTGGCATTAATGTTTTGATGGGGCAAGATCCTGTTAAAGCTGCAAAAACTGCTGGTGCTTCAGCTATCGGTGGAGCTATCGGAGCAGCTGTAACAGGGGGAAGCCCGATTGGTGCTATGATAGGAAGCGCAATAGGCGGTAGCATCGGTGGCAGGGTTATTTGCAACGAACTTCAACGTCAGGGCTTAATGACCAGAGAACAAGTTCTTCTAGACTATCGATTTACTCGTGATTATTTAACTCCAGCCCATGTCAATGGATACCACTACTGGGCAATTCACGTTGTCCGTCAGCTTCGCAAAGGCAAGAGAGTTACGCTGTGGAAACATATTGCAACTCATCGTTCAAATGAGATTGCTTATATTTATGGCAAGAGAGAAAAGCCCGACTACCTCGGTAAAGTATATCGCTATGCGACAGAGCCGCTCTGTTGGGTTATCGGTAAATTGAAAAATAAAGAGTCAGACTGGTCTGTGCTCTATAAACCTAAGGAGATTTAATATGGCTGAACCAATGATGATGAATGGCGCAACTGATAGTCCACTTTCTATGCTTTCTGCAGAAGCTCGTGAAGGCATGATGCGGCCATCTGAAGAGATTAAGGCAGTGTTGCTTGCTCGCCTTGGAAACATGGCTCCTGAAGAGCTGAGCATGCTTGATCAAGCAATAACCCCGGCTGTTGCTCAAGTTCTTGTAAGGCTACTGCCAGAGTTGCGTGAGATTGTTGAGCAAGTTGGTGCTCAGGAAAGTGCTCCAGAGCAGGAGGCTCCTATGCAGGGTGGTGAGCAGATGGGTGCTTTGAGTGGAATGTAATGGAGATAAGATGGGCAAGCCCGTTTGAGATCTCTACTATTGTTGCGTTACTTGTAACTATGCATGAAGAGGCTGAGATTAAATTGACACCAGTGAACACAGAGAAAACATTCTCTCAGGTTAATGAGATCATTCACCGAGGGATTTGCCTTGTTGCTGTTGATGATGGAGAAATTGTCGGCACAATTGGTGGCAAGCAAATTAAAGACTGGTGGTCTGATAAAACTCATGTTGGTGATTATTGGTTCTATGTCTCGAAAGATAAAAGAGCAAGCCGGGCGGCTTTGATGCTTGTAAAAGAGTTTATATCAACATCAAAGAAATTTTTTCCTCTAGATAAAATCAGGCTTGCGCATATATTTTCTGGAGATGGTTTGCGGAAAGATAAATTTTTTGAACGCCTAGGCTTGAAAAAAGCTGGCACTGTATTTTTGGAGGTATAAATGGGATCAGCTTGCACATCTGGCGTACAAGAGCTGCCACAATCATCAGAGGTTATTTCTGAGACAGAGATCCCAGCATGGGTTTCCGCTGGTGGCCGGGAAATTTACGAGCAAGCTCGTGAGCTTTCAAGATCAGAGTTCCCCGGCTACACCGCTCCTCGGATAACAACTTACGATAGTGTCTCCGGTGAGGGCCAGTCAAAACTTTCAGAAGCTGAGCAGATGGGAACAGGAATCCTAACTGATGAAGCTCGCTCGTTTGAGCCTTATATCTCTGAGGCGGCGAGCCAAATTAGATCTCTAGATCCAACCTACTCTGGAATGTCGTCTGAAGAGCTTATTGGTGCGCCTCAAGATGTCGGTACTTTTAACATGGAGTCGGCACAGCCTTTCCTTGATATTTACCAGCAAGCCTCTGACCCAGCAGTTAGGGAGCTTGAACGCCAAATTGAGCAAGAGAGGATTTCTCAAGATGCTCAGGCGGTGCAGCGTGGTGCTTTTGGTGGCTCTAGGCAGGGGATCGTTGATACGTTGACAGCTACCGAGGGTGCTGCTCGCCTTGCTGATTTAAGGCAAAGGGCAACACAAGAAGGGCTGCAGTTCGCTTCAAACCAATATAATCAAGATCGTGCCACAAGGCTAACGCAAGCAGAATCAGATCGCACAGCTCGTTTTGGTGCTGAAGATGCTGCTCGTGGCAGGTATGATCTAGAGCAGTCTGCAGGTTTACGAAGAGGACAGGCTCTACAGGGCTTTGCGCCACTTGTCCAAGGTCTGCAAGAACAAGCCGCTGGCGGTATGATTACAGCTGGCCAAGCCGAAAGGCAACTTGATCAGATGGCACTGGACTTAGCCTATGCAGATTTTGTTGAACAGCGAGAGTATCCTTACGCCATGACAAACTTTGCCTTGGGTGCTTTGAAGGGCGTTCCATATGAGACTCGCAGTTATGGCCTCGAGCAAGGTCAGCAGTATGTTCAATCGCCAAGCATTTATGGCCAGACGATTGGTGGCCTTGGTTCATTAGCATCTGCTTATGTAATTGCGAATAG